CGTCACTGATCGACAAGCTCGGGTTCTTGTCCCCGTGCCCTTGTCCATGCGTTGGCAGTGGGCAACTTGCCAACCATCCTTTGCCAACCCTCTTTGCGTTGCCAAGCGCTTTTGCTATTTGTTCGGCTTGCATTGCATCTGCTCCACTTCTTGTATTCTTTTGCCGATCCATGCCATCACGGGCACTGCCATTGAATTGCCCAAAGCCTTGTACCTGGGGCCGTCTGGCGTGGCCTTGCCTTTGGGTTGGATGTCTGTGTAGTTGTCGGGGAAACCTTGAAGGCGCTCGCACTCAACTGGGGTAAGTCTTCTGACGGCCATGCCGTGATGGACTGCTGGCTTGTTGTTGCCGCCACTCCCCGCTTCCAAGGTCGGGGCCATCTCGTTCTCGTAGCCAATGCTGTGCGCTTGCGCTGACTGCCCAGGTTTGAATGCGCCGACTTGTTGCATCACGATAGGTTCATGTCCATGCGTTTCACGCCTAAGAGTGCCTGACATGTCATGCTCTATGTTCATTACGCTACCGCCTTGATCCATCAGGCAGATGGGTTGTGCCACAAAGGTTTGAGCATGATGAGATTGCACGCCAGGTTGCAACGCCTTCAATGCAGTTGATACGTTAAGTTCAGTTGCGCTAAAGGTATTGGCTTTTGCGTCTTCCCTTATGGAATAACCCAATGGAATCGGCTGCGCCACACCTTGAGTGGCATGGGTATCGACTGTGTAGGCTGACCCGTCATCATTCCAGCCCTTGCCGTTCTGTGCTTTTTCTCTTGCGGTGATGTCTTGCAAGGCAATAGGTAACAGATGCCCTTGACCGGCATCTTGCACACTTATGCTTAATCCTGTTCTGGCGCACAGGCCACCGACTGGAGTGCCATCTCCAACGCTGGCGGCAACTTCTTTCCTCTTTTCTCTGCTCGGCGCAGAATCCCCTGACAGGCTGTTGCGCTCAAAAAGAACCGCTGCGGCAGCTCTCCAGTCTCTAAGGTGTCCGACAACAAACACACGGCGGCGTCGCTGGGCCACTCCAAAGTACTGAGCGTCAAGAACTCTGTAGGCGAACCCATACCCGAGTTCCCCCAGCGCCCCGAGGAAGGTGCCAAAATCTTTTCCTCCGTTAGATGACAAGACGCCGGGGACGTTTTCCCAAACCAACCATCGGGGGCGATGTTGGTCAGCAATGGCAAGGAATGTGAGCATGAGGTTGCCACGCGGGTCATCCAATCCTTTTCTAAGTCCAGCAACGCTGAATGACTGGCAGGGGGTTCCTCCAACAAGAAGGTCAATTGGTCCAATGTTCCACTCCTTAAATTTGGTCATGTCGCCCACATTGGGCACGTCTGGGTAATGGTGCGCAAGCACCTGCGATGGGAATTTTTCGATCTCTGAGTAGGCCGCTGCCGTCCACCCAAGTGGATGCCAAGCAACTGTTGCGGCCTCAATGCCAGAGCAAACAGATAAATATCTCACTTCTTCTTCTCCATTTTTTTAATTCTTTGTTCCAATTCGTACACCCGCCGGGCTAAGAGCAGCACCAGCAGTTGCCAGAATTCTTCCTTCGTTTGCATAGGGGAAAAAAAAGCCGGGGACAAAGCCCCGGCCCTTAATTCGTTACGTCTTAGAACAGATCCTCGTCAGAGTGAACGGGGATGGGTGCGGCGTGAGCAGACTTTGCTGGTGCCGGTACTGGCGCAGGGAAAGGATCAAACTCGTCAATGGGCGGTGTCTGCGCGTCCATGCCTGCTGGCCGGGCAATCCAACCTGTTAAGTTAAATGCCGGGATGCGGGTTGTGCCCTTGCCGATCTTCTCCATGCGGCTGCCGGTGTACTCAACCACTGGCAGCTTGTCAGGGTTTGCAGCACGCTGCTCAGAGCACTGCTTGTAAAGCTGCTCCAGGCCCATGTTGGGGCCAACACCGTTGCTGGACCACTCGACAGTTCCCAGTGCCTTGGAATAAAACACGATGGAGAACCCGCGCTTATGGTTTGCAGTGGGCTGCGGACCCTTCTTACCCAGGGCAGCATCAGGCTGCCAGTCCCTGACACCAACGCCCAGCTCGAGCCAGCCAGTTGTGACGTTGTCAATGTCAAAGACCACTTTGCCAAGTTGGATCTCTCCATCTTGATTGGTCCAAGCATTGGCCTGGGGGGAAAACCGAATGTAGTTGCCGGAGCCACCACCAGAGGACAAATTTAGCATTTTGCGTTCTCGCTTTCAAGGTTGTGTGTCATTGACACGGTTGGGGGAATGGGATTATTGGGCAATCTCTACGGCACGGCCTAGAGTCAAACCCGATGATTCTTTTGTGGTGAGGTCATCGACTATGGATTTCTTGTCCTTGCCCAGCAGCTTCTCGGCCACCGCAGGCGTCACCATCTCAGTTAAGACCAGTTTGGACTTGTCGATACCAGCGTCAGTGAGCGCTTGCAAGGCGGCATCCTCGTTGGTCCATTTGCGTGTTGCACGCTTGGGGACCATCTGCCAGCCATGAATTGACTCACCGTTCCTGATACGTTGCACGGCGTGATCTCGCACGGCATCGATGAATTTCTCCACCACTGGCGCACGCTCCAAGAGGTCAGCAATCTGCTCAACTGAGAGCGAGAGCATGACGGCCTGGATCTGTTCCTTGTCCATGGTTCTGAGGTCTGGCTTGGCCGCGAGCACCTCAAACCCTTTGCGTTGGGCAGGGCACACGATCTTGGCCGGGCAGTACTGGCAGGCAGAGTCACTGGGGTTTGGTTGGGCGTCATCCACAGTGGCCTGGACAATGGCCGGGCGCAAGGTGTTTTGATACCAGTCCCAGAGTTCTTTATACGTCATCGAGTGGCTGCGCACGTCACCATGGTGGGGCTGCACAATGCGCAACTCGATCTGCCCAGGAGGTGGGATACCGTTCTTCGCGGCTGACCTGATGGCCCCCAAGGCGTAGATCTTGAGCTGGGGACTGTCAGCATCCACCCAGCCTTTGCCGGTCTTCAAATCGCTCACAATGAGCTTGCCAGACCCCAGGCCCACAACGTCTGCAGTCCCGCCCAGCTTGACCTCGTCAGTGTCCACAATGGTGACGTACTGCTCGACCCTGACGTGCCCAAGCTCATCATGCACGCGCTTGATCTCATCAAGGTGGAGCTGCGCATATTCGGCATTTGTCTGAGTTATGACGATGGTTTCCACTTCCTTGCCGACATAGTCCTTGGGGTCAGTCTTGGCCTTGAAACAAAGTTCAGCCAGGGCATGGATGGCGGTCCCGATCTGCGCGGCCTCGCCAGAGGGTTGCTCAGGAATGCCGACAGACAACTTAACGCTGGCCGGGCAGGCGATCCAGCGTGATGCTGCACTGGGTCTGAGGATTATTTTTTGTTCCATGATTCTCTTTCGGCGTCTTGCTCGTTGATGATGGTTGTGTAAATGAGCGCCCTGACCTCGTTGCTCACTGCGTGCCCCAAATCCTCGGGGTTGAGCATTCGGGCCATGAGCAGCGTCTTGTCCTGATTTGCGCGTCTGGCTTTTTCCAGTTCCTGAGTGAGCCAGACAATCTGGTCCCTCATGGCTTTGCGTTCTGCGTCATCCATGCTTACGCCCCCAATGTGCAATGAGTGCAGCGTCAGCACGGCCATCGTCCTTGACGCGCTTGAAGAAGTATTCGTAGTTGGGAAACAGCTCCATGGCCCTGGCCCGGCTGGCATCTTTGCCAGGGCTACGGCCTACACCCTTTGTCCAAGTGGCAGGGGCCACAAAGGTGACCGGCATCTTGAGCGCTGCCAAGATCCCCTCGATCATTCCAAATGAACGGCCAAACGAAAAGACACTCGTCACGCCCTGCCCTGCCATGGCTGAGACGCGCTCGCAGTAGACGTGACAGTCTTTGCCTGCGTACAGGTTCAGCAGCTCGGCCAGCTCATTTGCTGACACCTGCCGCTTGGCTTTGCCATTTCTGTCCACGGTCATCACCGGCATGTCGTGGATCTGGAGTGTGTCATCTGTGAGCACCGCGATGGCGCCAGACAGACCAGGGTCGATGCCAATGTGCCTCATTTGAGCGCCTCGTCCATGGCCTTGTTGAGCACCTGCAGCCTGGCCGCTACCAGGGCATCAGTGGCGTCATTGAGGCGCTTCACGCTGTCATAGAGTGGCTTGGTGCGGCCTGAGA